TTGTGCATAATGCATATTGATTTTTAAGTTTTCAGACAATTCAACGAGTTTTCAAAGTTGTTTGCACAACACGAAAAAACAGTGTCCGCGGTAGACGGACACCATTAGTCCGTCTAGCACGAACACTTGTTCGATGTGGATAACTCATACATGAACAAAAGTTCTGGTTGACAATTTTATATAGTAGGTTTAAAATGGATTATAGATAGGAATAGTCTATCAGAAAGAGAGGAAAATAAAAATGGTAATCAATGTACACGCGGGTCATAACCCGCACGGGAAAGTAGCTTGCGGCGCTGTAGGTCTTATTTCTGAATCCCTTGAGAACAGGCGCGTAAAAGAACTCGTTGTGGACGAGTTGCGCAGAATGGGTCATATAGTCTATGACTGCACGGTGGAAGATGGAACGTCACAAACAAATGTTTTAACCCGTATCATTAACAAATGCAACGGGCACAAGGTTGACTTAGATATTTCAATTCATTTCAATTCAGCGGCTAACTCGGAAGCTAACGGAACAGAGATTTATATTTATGACTTGGACTCAAAAGCAGGTTCTTACGCCGACGATGTTCTAAATGCGATCTGTTCATTAGGTTTTAAGAATAGAGGAGTAAAAGTCAACAAGAAGTTAGCTTTTCTGCGCCGGACAAAAGCGCCCGCAATGCTTATAGAGTGTTGCTTTGTAAGTTCCAACAAAGACATTGCTTTTTACAATCCTCATGAAATGGCGGCGGCGATTGTTTACGGTATCACAGGAACAAGGTGCATATGCGAACCGCGAGCAGAGGAGGAAGCTAAGAATGATGAATTGGACGTGTCAAGCGAGAAGATTGATGATTCTAAGATTTATCGTGTATCTGTGCTCGATCAAAAAGGCGCTTTTCACAGCATCGAAAATGCACATAATTTATTATTAGCACTCGAAAGCGCCGGATTTAAAGCTATTATAACGGAGGGATAATCATGACAAAATTACAAGAGTATAAGGAAAAAGCTGTAACCTATAGAGTGCGCACGAAATGGGAAAATGTATTGCTAGACAGTGCTTGCCCTTATGATGATGGGTCTTTAGGCTTAACATTTGCCGTTTGCGTTAATTACAAAACGGTAAAATTAGTGACCGTAGTTATCGAGCGTTACGATTTTGACTTAGACAGGGTTTTAAAAATTATTGATGAACGCATAGCTTGGGCGTTTGCTTCCGAGCATTTACGTAATGTACAATAAAGACTACCTTTTATCTTTGCGCGGAAAAGAGCGGCGCGACATGTATAAAAAGTTAGCGCCGCTTGCTAACAAGCAAAGAGACCGCATTATAAAAGCGGGATATAAGAAAGAAAGCGTACTGAATGTGCTAGGTAAAAGGGATGAATGGAATCCAGATAAGTACAATCAGCGCGCTTATATGAAGCTTGTGCGATTTGTGACAGCAAGAAGTCACACGTTGACAGGGATAAAAGAGATAAGGCAAGAGCGAACACAAGCACTTAGAAACTTAGGAACATCGGAAGAGTTGCTAAACGATCAAGATTTCTACACTTTTTTACACTCTCAAGAGTATAAAAGCTTAAAAATGCGCAATCCATCAGAAGACATTATTGAAATATATGATTTGCTATACAAAGAGGGTAAATCAGCGAATGAAATAAAGTTAGAACTAGAGGAATATAGTTCGGCAATGCATACACATGTAAAAGGTAGAAGCTTATGGTAATACAAACATTTTACACGAAAAAAGGGAAAGAATATACAAAAAATGAAACAGTTTACACAGTATACGATTATCCATATAACGTAATAAATTGGAATTATACTACAGTTAGAAAAAAAGGCAAAAGGGCTATTGCTTATATAGATAGCCCTGCAACATTTGATATAGAATCTACAACAATAAACAGTGAAAAACCCTATGCATTTATGTATCATTGGCAGTTTTGTTACAAAGGGAATGTTTGTTTTGGTAGACGGTGGGAAGAATTTACTAAGTTTTTAAGTAAACTAGGAGAATACCTAGAATTATCAGCTTCAAAACAATTAGTTATTTATGTTCATAATTTAGCTTATGAATTTATGTTTGTAAAGGATTTTTTATATATAGAATCACTTTTTGCGCGTGAATCGCACAAGGTCATCAAATTCAACGCCTGTTTAAAGTCCGACTATTTAAAAACAATAAATAGACTGAATGTTTCACGTGAAACATTTCCGCATTTTGAGTTTAGGTGTAGTTACTTTTTATCAAACATGAGTCTAGCAAAATTTTGTGAAAACTCAAAATTTTGTGTACATTATAAGTTACAAGATAAATATGATTATAAAAAGGTGCGCACAGCAGACACACCGCAAACAGAAACAGAGTTAGCGTACGATTATAACGATGTAAAAGGACTAGAGGAATGTATTTTATCAAAATTGGATGATTATAACGACACGTTAGCAACAATACCTTTGACTTCGACTGGATACGTGCGTCGTGAAATGCGCAAAGCTTGCAGAGAGGACAAGAATTATAGAGAATTGTTTGAAACTCTTATGCCTACACCGGAAGTTTATACATTATTGCGGAAAGCTTTTCGCGGAGGTAACACACATGCCAGTAGATATTATGCAGATGCAATAATTGAAAATGTATACAGCATGGATAGAGTGTCAAGTTATCCATCATGTATATGCTCTGATTTATACCCTATGACACCATTTATAGAGTACGAGCCAAAAAATTTTACACAATTATTATCTGATTGTAACAAAAAACAAAATGCTATCATTATGCAAGTAACATTTAATGATATAACAGTGCATGAAGATGTGACAGTGCCATATATTGATTTTGCACATTGTACATCATTTAGCAAAGAATACGTAAACGACAACGGGCGCGTGCTATCGGCTGACTGGGTAACGTACGCTTGCACTGAATTAGATTTTATCATTATCTGCAATCAATACCATTTTGAGGACATAGAGTGGATATGCGGATATATGGCGAAAAAAGATTATTTGCCACCACCAATAGTAAACACTATGTTAGAGTTTTACGATAAAAAAACACAGCTTAAGGACGTAGACGGAAAAGAATATGAGTATATGAAAAGTAAAAACAGCTTAAATTCTGTTTTTGGTACAATGGTTACAGATATATGCCACAATGAAATAGTTTACGATAATGGCGAATGGTCTAAGGTTACACCGGATTTAATAGAATCAATAGTACAATATTCTGCTTCAAAAAATTCATTTCTGCTTTATCAATGGGGCGTTTATATTACTGCGAATGCACGTTGGGAACTACAAAAGATGATAGACGCCGTTGGATGGGATTTTGTTTATGCGGATACTGATAGTGTCAAATTTACTAACAAACAGCATTTACAAAGCTTTAAAGACCGTAATGATTACTTATTAGCAAAACCTCAACGTTATCGCAATTATGCAGATCGTCAAAACAAGGATGGAACTACAACTCGTTATTACTTAGGCGTTTGGGATGATGACGGATTTTACAAAAAGTTTAAAACTTTAGGCGCTAAAAAATACGCGTATATTTCTGATGACAAAAATAAAAAAACTGGGGAGATAAAAAAGGATGTTTTGCATGTTACAGTGTCCGGTCTATCCAAGGATAAAGGCGCGGCGGAATTAGAGCGCGGAAATGGTATTTATGATTTTAAAATTGGAAAGTTATTTACTGATTCTGGACGAACCGTGTCTTATTTTAATGAATCGAACATACATTCGATAACAATAACAGATTATATAGGTAAAGAATCAACATTTACAACAGCGTCAAATATAGCTATAGTAGATACAACTTACACTTTAGGCATTACAGACGAGTATTCAGAAATCATAGGAAAAAATTTTATAGATAATTGCGAATAAATGCTTGACATATAATTACCATAGGTATATAATACATAATGTAAGGAAACAAAGTACAAGAAAGTGAGGAAATAAACATGAGAAGATCGTTTTATGAAAAGGTAAAAAAGAATGGCACAGTTGACACCAAAAACTACAGATATGTATTAGAAGATTTTGGAAATGTGGCGCGATTGCCTATTAAATATCTGGACACAACAAAAGCATACGGCGGATGGAAAATTATTAAAATTCCAGTTGAGTGGAAATAATGGAGGTACAATAGTATGAAAATAAGCAAAGAAGAAGCTGTGTATGCAGTGCTGAAAATGGTGGTTGATGATAAAATTAGTTTGCACATGATTTATAACGGACTATGGTTATGTAATTTATTAGAAGGACTTGGATTATCAACCCCAGAAGTTATAGATGCTAACCTTGAGATAAAAGAAACAATTTTAAATTGTTTAAAAGAAAATTTAAAATTTTAGAAAAAACTTCTTGACATTTCCACCAATAAGTGCATAATAGATAATGTAAGGAAGTTACAAAACAATAAACAAGCAGAAAGTGAGGAAACACAATGACAAAGAAAGAAAAAGAAATTTACAATTTTACAAAAAGACACATGAAAGAAAATAATTTAAGCCCTTTTGGTGGGTCAATATTTTTCTATATTGGCGGTGCATTTCCTGACGCTAAAATGGAAAATGTATTGAATGTTGTTAATCAGTTAATAGATGATAGTATTGCATTGAATAAATCGAGATTAGCAAGCTTCATGGGATTTTAAGAAAGCGGGGAAACAACATGACAGTATCAGAACTTTACAACGCCAATGACACATGGATAGGGGATGAAAAAATCTGTATATTCAATTCACACGGAAAATGCATTGAATTAAGCGAAGAGCTTATAACATTAGTAGTAAAATACGCAAAATCAGAAGTTAAACATTTTGCTAGTAATTATATAATTTTAGCTTGACAAAATAGACCAAACATGATATTATAATCATGTAAGAAAAACAATAGCACAAGAAAGTGAGGAAAGCGCAATGGTAAGAATATCAACAGATACCCAGTACAAGCTTACGCAAGCAGTTGAAAAAAGCGAAACGTGTTATAGAAATTCAACTCACACATATTACCTAGATCGTATTTATTCATCGTTTGAAGAACCGGATACAGAAGTATACGATGTTATCAGAGTTACAAGAAGATCAAACAAAGATCTTGGACGCTTAGTAGAAGTGGAAGAAGTTGGTTATATTAATTTCTATGTAGACAGGGAATTTCATAGAACAAAATTTTTTAGATAAAGCCGAAACGGGAGACATCATCTCCCGTAACTGGAAAGATAGCAACTTACAGTCTGACGATGGCAAGCTAGTAACATTTACAAGTCATTCAGTTTCGCTACATTATACAAAGAAAGAGAGGAAAACAAAAATGGAAAAGGTAATTTCCAGAACTATCCCAACAAAAGTATTATACCAGATAATGACGGTATCGGCAGAAGATGGTATTAAAATGGGAGATGTTGTAGAATGGGATCATGAGATTACCACAGCGGCGGAGAGAGACGAGATTTTAGGGTCTTTCGGTATTGCAAAGGGTAATCTGATTGAGGTTGACCGGAAAGAGGAAACACGCTTTATGCCGTTGTCCACGTTCATTGAGAACTCAATGACAGCAGAAGAGTATGATGCCTACAAAGCGTCAAAGAAGTAAAGATCACAGCAAGCAACACTTTAAATGTTTCACGTGAAACATGCTTGCGCAATTATTCAAATCAAATCCAATTAAAGAAGAGGAGAAAAAGATATGTTATACGCAACAGGTAAAGTATATTCAACATTTTCAAACGATGGCAAGTTTTCCATTATGGTAGAGATCACAGACGAAGCCGCGGCGAAGCTGATCGAAAAAGCGGGTCTGAATACAGAGATTGATTGTCCGGTCAAGACGTCCGATGACGGCACAAAGCTTGTAAAGGCACACACCCAGTTCTACTTCCCGATTTATCTTGACGGTGTTGAACAGAATCCGGACGACGAGTCAGCAATTAAGGCGGAAGAGATCGGTGCTGATTCCGAAGTAGAAATTGCGTTCAAGGTTGTTGAGGGTAAGTACAAGGGCAAGAAGTACCAGAGCGCATACCTCAAGGGCATTGACATTTCAAAGCTTGTTCCGGCAGAGCCGTACAATCCGTTTAATCGGTAAGATCTCCGTGCAATGCCATTCACGGCATTGCACGGCGTAAGAATGGCATTTATGGCATGTACGGCAAAACCGGCATGAAGCGGCATGGCTTGCCGTACATGGCATAAAACATAATTTTATTTTTGGTACTATTGCACACACTTCAATTACTAAAATTCCTCTTAATTCCTTATGAAAATGTCCTATGTCCGAGTAATTGGAGTGTGTGGAGTAGTACCGGATTGGTTTTTGTGGGCGTAAACCGACGGGAAAAACCGTGCCCCGCGCCGTGGTTGGTGCGAGCCGATACCGCGAAACTCTAAAACTATCAATGCGGCGGTAATTCTGTTAATTGCTACCGCCGCAGAAAAGAGGAGAAAATGAGTATTGTAATTGTATTGCTGTTTATTGTGCTTGATTTTATCACGGGAATTGTTATGGCAGTTAAAAATAGTAATTTTAACAGCAGTGTGATGCGTGACGGACTTTTTAACAAGTTCGGTGAAATCGTCATTGTGGCTGTTGGGTTTTTGATTGACTACGGACAGAGTTTTCTTGATATGGGCTTTAGCGTTCCGGTGCTTGAGAGTATTTGTGTATATATTATTTTGATGGAAATCGGCAGTATTTTGGAAAATGTCAGCCGGATAAATAAAAGCTTAGTGCCGGAAAAGATCAGAGAAATCTTGGAGAAAGCACCGAAAAAGTAAGAAATGTTTCACGTGAAACATTATTGGCGCGTAGTTCAGAGGGAGAACAGTAGATTTAGCTTATAGTCGCAGGTTCGATTCCCGCCGCGCTAGTTTGGGAGGAAACGTAATGTCTTATTATAATCTTGATAGTATAAAAAATGTAAAAGACTTGGATAACGAAGAACCGATTTTAAGAATGATTATCGGAAATCGTAGTGCCGGAAAGACTACAGCGCTTTTGATTGAATCTTTAAAAAATATACAGAATGATAAGCAAGTTGTTTTTTTATACAGAACACAGGATGAAATATCGAGCAGTGGTAAGATGTATGAAGATATTCTGGACACTTGTCCAGAGTGCGGAAAAGTTGTAACTAATAAAACTGTTGTAAAGGGTTTAATTAGTGCTATGATGTTACATGATAAAGATGATAATGTTAAATTACTTGGCTATGCTGTATACTTTAACAACACCGATAAACTTAAAAAATACAGCCCAATGTTTAAAGATGTAGAACTTATTGTGTTTGATGAATTTGTACTTGAAAATAATGGTTATTTAAAGCATGAATTGACAAAATTCGAGAGTACATTGCGAACTATATGCCGTGGTAAAGGTAAACAGGTACGGGAAGTACCTGTATATATGCTCGGCAATTATGTAACTCTTTTGAATCCCTATTTTATTTTTTTTGGTATACATAAGAGATTAAGAGATAACACTAAATTTTTGCGTGGTCATGGATGGGTTGCGCAGTTTGTTGTTAATAAAGACGCGCAAAATGCACTAAAACTTTGCAAGTTAGGTATTATTTTTAAAGATAGCACCTATCAGATTAGTAGCGCTGATGGCATTTACATGTGTGATGCTACCGCATTTGTTGAAAGCGTAAGCGGAAACAGTAGATACATTTTTACACTCATTTCTGGAAAAGATAGCTATGCCATAAGAGAATATCCAGAAAAAGGAATTGTGTATGTAGATCATACTGTCGATCAGAGCTGTAAATATCGGTTTACGTTTGATGCTACTAGTCATAACGCAGACACTTTGATGTTGAGTAGTCATAGTTTTATCTATGACTATCTTAAGAGGAGTTATGACCTTGGGTTGTTGAGGTTTAAAGATTTGAAATGTAAAGATATTGTGCTTGATATACTTAGTGTGAGGTTGATGTGATGGGTAGACGATCTGATTATCGTGATTATGGTTACACTAGAGCAGTTTGGAACGGCTTATATAATTTAATCAACAACGAAATAGGCTTAGCCGCGTTGCTTGGTAACTTATGGGCGGAGAGTGGAATTGTGCCTTATAGGTGCGAAAACGATAATAATAGTACAAATTTTTTTAATAGAAGCCGTATTTATACTAACAGTGTAGATAATGGTACTATAACGCGCGAACAATTTATAAACAGCGGTTTAGACGGAGATACAGTGCATAAGGGTTATGGGTTGGCACAATGGACATACTACACGCGTAAGACAGGTTATTATGATGCATGGAAAAGCGGTGGATATAGTAGTATAGGTAGCATTGAATTAGCGCTTTATTATTTAAGTTACGAACTAGAAACATCATTTTCGAGCACTCTTGAGGTTTTACGAAATGCTACAGATATGCGCACAGCGAGCACATATGTGCTTAAAAACTTTGAAAATCCAACCTTGCAGGGGCAAGATGTACAAGATTATCGTTTTGCTTGTAGTATGGATGTTTACGACGATATGCATGGTAACTTGCCGCCGGAAATAAAAGTGTTGGCAATAGACCCTATTAGTGCTAGTATAGTAGATGGGGAAAGTATTAGAATTAGTGTTAATGCTAACTCGGAATGGACTTATAGCATCGGTCAGTATCTAACAGCAACAAAAGAAACTAATGCTTTGATTATTAGCGGCAATGCAAACGGTGCGCAAGTTACAAGTGTTGTAAGTTTTTGGTTAGTTGAAGATCAGAGCATTACAGCGCAATTCCAGATTGGTATAAACAGACCCGCGCCGCCCGCGCCGGAGATTAACGTTACACCCTACAGCCAACAAGCAAACGTTGGTACTGTTGTTAGATTTAATGTAAGATCAAATTATGATTGGGGAGTTAGCGTACCAAACGGAGCGGAACTTGTTAAAAAAGAAAGAGGTTATTGTTATATCAAAGTAAATGTTACAGCATTGCGGAAAATTATTATACGTTTTTTTGTATTAAGTGATACAAATATTTATCAAGAATGTACAATCAATATATCCGGTGTAGCGCCTATTCCGAGTGCTAGAAAAACACCGTTTATATACTTTTTAAAACCATTTTTAGGGAAAGGTAGGTAGAAGAATGACAGCAGACGAAGCTTTAAAAGCGATATTAGGAAAGATCGAAGCGCCGGAAGAATTGGACGAAGAAATCAACGTTATTACGGAATCAATAAGAAGCGGCGCGAACGTAACAGACGACGGCTACAAAGAACGCTATGAGGGCTTACGCGAAAAGTACATTGCGCGTTTTGGCGAAATGTTAGCAGGGCAGGAAACACCGAAAGCAGACATTGAAGAACCGAAAGCCGATGTTGGCGTGGTCGAAGATGTAACGCCGGAAATGCTTGACTTTGACGGAAGTACAGAGTAAGAGAGGAGTGGAAGAAAAAATGGGTAACAAAGTTCCGGCTACGAACGTAGCCATTTTAAACGCAGTAAGATCTATGCAGAGCTTGGAGTATCAGAACAGAATACCGGAAGCAACAGCAGAGAATATCTCGAGTATCTACGAGAGTTTGCTTAACATCGTTCCGTTGCGAAATGCGTTTGCTAACGCATTAGTGGAACAGATTATGGAGCAGAGAATCGAAACAGTCTTTTTTGAGAATCCGCTCGGAGTGCTTAAGAGAGACCCGATGCGTTACGGCGGCACAGAAGAAGAAATTTTTATCAATATGGCAAAAGGTAAGCAGTTTAATCAGTTTGCAACCGTTGCAGAACTGTACGCCTACTATCAGTCAAGCGTTATGGCGGCTTATCACAAGATCACGCCCGCTATCCAGTACGCGGTTACAGTCACTTTTGACAACTTGCGTACAGCGTTCCGGTCGGAATATGGTGTGCGCGATTTAATCAATGCAAAAGTACAGAGTCTTTTTGCGGCGGCAAATTGGGATGAATATTTGTGTATGAAGCGTCTGATTGAGAGCGCGAGCGCGGCAGATCAGCTCTATGCGGTCAATGTTGCAGACCCTACAGCGAGCGCAGAAAACGCGAAGAAGCTGACAAAGCTTGTAAAGGCGTACATTGGACAAATGAAATTCCCGCACCCAGAATACAATATTGCCGGAGCAGATTCTTGCGCAAACGATCAAACAATTTTTTATATTACCACACCGGAGATCGACGCAGAGTTAGATGTTGAGGTTCTTGCCACCGCGTTTAATATGGACAAGGTGGATATTAACGTCCGCAAGATCATCATTGACAAGTTTGATGACCCGAACATTAAGCTTGCGTTATTTGATATGCGATTTTTCAATGTGCGCGAGAATTTCCGGACGCTGACGGATTCAAGAAATGGTGCGGCGCTGACGTGGAATTATTTTTATACGATGTCTGAGATGTTTTCCTATTCTCCGTTTTTCCCTTGTATCGTCTTTACTACAGACACCGTCGGGCTTACCACCGTGAGTGTTACATACACCGCCGGAAACGTGGGAACTGATGTGAAGATCACGGCGTTAGTAAGCGGAAACAGCCAGTACACGCCGCAGATGCTTGACTACGATGTTGAGGGCGCGACAAGTCAGTATACGTCCTTTATACCCGGCTCTAACATTTTACATATTGCAAATGATGAAAAAGCGGCAACACTTACGGTCAAAGCAACGTCAAGATATGATAACACGATCAGCGGAACAGGTACTGTCACAGTCAACCAGTAAAATGTTTCACGTGAAACATTGATTTTTGAGGGGAGTGCAATGCTCCCCTAGAAATGAGGGAAAGATGGATAGCATGATACCTATGCCAACACAAAAAAACGTAGACGGGATAGCACCTGTTGCACAAGTAAGAATCTGCCGCGGGATTCCTTGGGATTTGTCGTATAACCATGTAAGGCTTTTTAATAGTCGAGAAGAACTTTTTGCTTATGTTGATAGCAAAGCAATTTATAGCACTGATAATGCCGCGCCAGTTAAGAGAGGTTACGCGGATTTTGCCGCGCCCGTCAATGAGTTATACGCAGATAGCGCTAACTATATCGCATTTAAAAATGTTGGATATATGGATAATTGGATGTACGGCTTTATTACGAGCGTAGAACCGTTATCCGTGAACTCTTGCCGCGTGCATTTTATCATAGACGTCTGGACGAATTGCCAATTCGATATGGTGCTAAATAAGTGCTATATCGAACGCCAGATTGTAAAAAAGAGTGAAGATGTGATAGGGCGGTATACTTTTCCGGAGGGATTGGAAACCGGAGATTATATCGTAAAACAAGAGACAGAACAAAATTATGATGCACCGGAACTAAGTGATCGAAACATTATGAGTGTTGTCGTTCCGAGCGCATTTGACGAGAGCGGAAATTTTAACGGCGGCGAATTTAGAGATGGCGTGTATACTGCCATCACTTATAACGTTTTTGATAATGGAGACGGCGTAAACGAATTTTTAATTACTGCTAACGCAAATGGTACTATTGACGGAATTTTAAACGCGTTTATGATGCCAACCAGCTTTATCGCAGAGGAAACACAATTCAAGCAACTTAATCTACCAAAAAAGTATGACAGTATTGACGGCTATGTGCCGAAAAATAAAAAACTGTTTTGTTATCCATATAACTTTTTATACGGAAACAACAACAACGGCACAGGAATAGAGTATAAATATGAGTATTTTTCCAGTGACGCTTGTAGTTTTACTTATACAGTAGCTATGACACCTAACCCGTTGTTAGTGTCCTACCCCATCCAGTATAAAGGATACGCCGTAGACTATACCGATATGCTTACGTTTTCGGACTATCCAAAATGTGCTATCATAACAGACGCATACAAGGCATATATTGCGCAAATGACAAGCACCGCGGGCGCGAGCGCTTTAATAAGCGCGGGAGACGCGGTTTCGCAAGGTGTTGACACTGCTGCCGGAGTTTTTAGCGGAGTTGGAAAAGCGTTATCTGGTGCGGGTTTTGGTTTTTTGGGTGCGGCGGCGAGTGGAACGGGAAACGCCATAGCAACAGGAAAGCAAGCCGCGAGTGACGCTTTTAAGTCTAGCCCATTAAGTACTCTTAGTAGCACTGATTGGTCTGATGTTATCGGAAACGGTATAAAAGCGGTAGTTAATCATTTTTTACAACCGAGCGGAAACGTAACAACTGCTAGCGGTAATGCTAGTAAGATCATCGGAAACGACCACATTAGCTATTACCCGATGCAAATTCGAGCAGAGTATGCGCGAAAGATTGATGATTATTTTACAATGTTTGGCTATAAGATTGGCGAAATTGGTACACCATCAATCAATAACCGGAGCGCGTGGGATTTTGTAAAAACGCGTAATTGCACAATCAGCGGTAACATAGATCTTGATTACCTTGTCATTTTACGCTCGATTTTTGATCGTGGTGTAACAATATGGCACACTAATGACATTGGTAATTATGGACTTGCAAATAATTAGCGAAAAGAGGTGGAAAAATGAAAAATCAATCAAAAGACGCAGAATATTTCAGCGTGCCGCAGTATCGCAATTATTATATACGATATTTTAATATGCTACACGAAATGATTGTGAACCGCTTTGAGTGGTTAGGACTGCCGGAAGAAATTCCGCCGCGAGTGTTAGAAGATTATCTTTTTTGGTGGGGGCAGGCTGTCTTTTTTAAAGATGATGTATTAGAAAAATATGCAACTATGAAAACCAACCTTGGCGGCACTGTGGACATCTACGGAGTGCCGAACATGCGATTTGCTTACGCACAACAGTATTTTAAAACCTTAGGAAAAAATAATAGCGTTATTATCTGGGATAGTAGCGTAGGATACCCAAGCGTAGATTATGTGCAGATGTACGCGGAGAGTTTGGCTAACATGAGGATGACAAGAAATTTAAACATTTACGCGCAAAGAACACCTGTTATTATTGCAGGCAGTGATAACCAGAGATTAAGCACAAAAAACCTTTTTAAACAGTATAATGACTTTGTGCCTTTTATTTCTGTCAGAGACGGTGTAAGCAACGTTGACAATGTGAAAGTACTAAACCTAAACCCACCGAACGTTTTCGGCGACATAACAACAGCAATGCGGCAAGAACTTGCTGACTTTTGCGTGCAGTTTGGTATAAATAACATTGACGGCACAAAAAAAGAGCGTTTAATTACGAGCGAAGTTGAACAAGATGCAGATTTAACGTTAATTAACCGCCAATCATTTCTCGGAGTGCGAAAGCGAGCTTGTGAACAGATTAACCGCCTTTTTGGGCTTAGTGTTGAAGTACGCTACATTGGGAGCGGTTTAGGCGTGGAGCGAAAAGAAAACCTTGTGAATGGGGGTGGCGAAAATGGCGACATATACAACCAGACTTAGAGACTACATCGAAAGCTTTACGGACTGGAAAGATATAAGCGCTACTACTTATGACAAAATCGAAAAAGGTATGCCTAAGCTTTTTGACTTTACGTTCCCGTGGTACAATGATGACGAATCCAGTAAAACAGAGTTTGAACGTATGTTTGTAATACACTTTTACATGTGTGAGATCGGTTTTGAAACGATTGGTCTTTTTAAGCTTAAACTTAATGATACATTAAGGCGCAACATGCCTAGATACAAAGCAATGTATGACAGTAATTTAAGCGTGGCGCAAATTTTAGAAAATACAAATATGACGTTTGACGATACTGACACGAGCGACGGAAACAACACGTCGGAAGCAGACAGAACCATGAACGACACTAACAATAGTAGCGCTAATGATCAACGTATTAACAGTGATAACCCACAAGTTAATTTTTCCGGTACGGACTATGCGTCCGGCATGACTAGAGGTCAAAGCACAGAAGAGGACAGCCGCGCAGTTAGTGAGAAAAACACAGGTAAGAGTAATACATCAGTTGTAGACACTAGCCATCGGACAGAAAAAGGATGGCGTGGCAGTAAAATGAACGAACTTATTATGTACCGCGAGCACATTGTAAACGTTAATAATGCGATTATTGCAGATTGTGAAGAATTGTTTATGTCAATTTTTGACGATTTTTCCGAACATGGAAACGATTTTAATATGGCGGCATATGGAAACCGCGGAAACTTGGGCTTATCTATTGATTGGATGAGATAGAGAGGAGAATGAAATGGCGAACAAAATTAACCCATTTGACCCTAACGTAAATTCTGGACTGTATAACGTACATTTTCCAGACTTTGCATTTTGGTTGCAAAAAACGCAACCACTTGTTTATGATGATGCGCTGTCATATTATGAGGTATTATGCCGAACAAGTGCTATTCTCAGTCAGCTTATTAAACAAGTAAACGATTTGACCGATGCACAAAAAAAATTCATCGAAGATGCGACAAATCTTTTGAACCAAATTATCAACGAATGGAATTCTATTGTAGATCAATGGAATAACATTGTGACAGAATGGGGTAGTATGAAAAACACGTGGGCGCAATGGTCTGCTACTTGGGCGCAATGGGTATCGACTTTTGCGCAGTGGACGGAAACGTTTAACAACATGGTGCAAAACAACAACCAATTTCAGTCAGATATTACAAATCAGTTTAATTCATACAAAGAAGAAATTAACAATATTATTACCAACTTTGAGAATGAAGTAAATGAAAAAATCAAAGATTTTGTAACCGTGGGAATTTTGGAGCACGTTGTAACTTACGGCGGTATATGGGAGCAGGTTGTGACGTTAGAAGCGGGTACAAGCACAAGAATCTTGCTACCAGAAAGTATGCAGAAAGATGGATTATACTTTCTTGCTAATGCAAGTATTGACTGCGAAGGAATCATTGTTAATGTTGATAAATGGACAGTTGTGGCTTACAACGCAAGCACGCAAACGAGAAACCCAAACTTGCAGGTGTATGCGCTTGGAGAGTTTGGCGTATTATAAACATTGAATGGAGGTGTATAATATGTATGAGAGAAACTATCATCCAGACGAAAACATTGTTTTCAAAACAAAAAATTACGGATTCGATGCACCGAAAAGCACAACTTTAGAGCCGTTGAGTAATGCACTTGTACAGATTGACGCGGCGCTAAAAAAAGAAGAAACTGACAGGATTGTAGAAGACGTAAGTATCCACACGCGCATTGATACGGAAATTGCAATTAGAGAAAGCGCGGATGAACATATACGATCTATGCTAAAGAACTACTATTTACAAAACATTACACCATTTGCCGGAGACTATGGAGCATACGAAAACTTTATAATACAATTTATACAAATTAAAAACACGGTAAATTTTACATTAACAATAAACTGCAAGGGTACATTTGACATCAAGTTAGCAGATTTATTTATAAATGGTTCTATTTACAGTCGTACTCCCAGTAATACACTTATAGCTACTGATTATGGTGATGCACAAGAGAGAGCAGAGATTAGAATATATCCAAACTCTAGTGCTATCCAAGTAAAAACAACGGCTACTACAATTAAGACATTTTGCTTAAACGGCACATTGACGCTAAACGCCTAGTGAGTTATCCACATCGAACAAGTGTTCATGCTAGACGGACTAATGGTGTCCGTCTACCGCGGACACTGTTTTTTCGTGTTGTGCAAACAACTTTGAAAACTCGTTGAATTGTCTGAAAACTTAAAAATCAATATGCATTATGCACAA